GCTCCGTATATGTTTCGTTCTTGTTCTGTTGTTGCAGTAATAGTATTGTCTAGTATTTGACTTAATTCACTTTGTTGCATACCTGATGCTAATAATGCTAAACTTACATTTTGAGTGAGGGCATTATTTTGTACCAATGTTAATAGTAAATTAGAAGGTAATCCAAATGTAGATATAGTTGATAAATTAATTGCGTTGCCACTGGTAATTAAATCACGACCAAATGTGGTCGTTGCTAAACTTACGCCGGAAATATCAGCACTAATCAAATCATTCATATTGCTATATGTGCCATCTAAGAATTCTTGTGAATTCGTCATAGACATAATAGCTTTATTAGTATAATCTACAAAACTACTTGCCGCTTGAAAAGCTGACAAGTAATCTTTATATTCAGGTAGACCGTCATTGTAATTGAATTCGTTATAACCTTGTAACGCAAACAATCTTACATAGCCCCAACGTGTTACTTCATTTGTATGAGTATAGTTACTAGCCCAATTAGGATAACCAGTCCAATTAAATGTCGGAGCTTTACTATTACCTAATGCAGGTATACTAGCAGAACCAATTGATATTAAGTTATCATACGTAGAGTCAGAAACCGTTTTAGTAGGTCCCGATACGGCTACACCCCTCACGTAAGCATCATTGATAGCATATGTAAGTAATCGTAAGCAAGTATCATTTACTATACTACCTAGATTAGTAGCAGATGATTCACTGATACTAACACCAGTGAAGTCAACCATAATAGGATTAATATTAAACCCAATGTTTTGCAACAATGAACTTAATGTGTTAACTCCTAATGGACTTTGTTTTCCTGTATCGCTCATGGAACAAACACATCAGGACTACCATCAACGATACTATGACCGCAACTGTTTCCTGACCCTACTCTAAGTACCGCACTACCTTCAGCAAACACTGTTGGACTAGCACTTGTTGTGGTTGCGGCTTTGTGAGGTGGATGACCTTTTTTACTCCACGGTGCGTGTGGAGTAATCGTACTAACGTGTAGACCAACTTGGATTCCGTTGGCAAAGACAGTACCGGCACCTCTTACGATAGCACCGCCCTCTTGATTCTTGTCACCTACACGACTTAGTTTTGCCATTTTATCCTAATACAATTTTCTTATCTGGTATTTTGATACCAGTTGTTGCTTCTATATATTTCATTTTGATACTGTCATCAGTTTCAGCATAAAGAGCAATGCTATTAGTATTTAGCTTAAATTCACCCTTCGGATTTGCAGTAAATACGCTAGGAATCATTTGCATACCCTGTTGTGTGGGGGCAATTGATACTGGTTCTTCAATTGTAATAAACTCTCCACCTGTTTGAGTTACTTTTGCAATAAGTTCTTCTCCTGAGTTAAGTTTCAATGTATATACTGTATTTGGTGTTATTGATATTTGCATTACGCAGCCTTTGTTAAAAATTGTTTAAGTTCATTAAATCCACCAATCAATTCACCGTCAATGATAATTTGTGGTACTGTTCGTGCTGATGGAATTTCTTCTAGTAGTTCTTCTTTTGTATAACCGTCTCCGATTTTCTTTTCTTCAAACGGTATATCTCGTTGCCCCAATAATGCCTTTGCTTGGTCACAATAGGGACAATGATACTTACTCCATACGATTGCTGTCATTTTATTTTCCTTTTTAATGTCTTGTCCAATATTTGGCTTTTGGTGCAGTATGTCCTACTGTACTATCGTAATCTATTATCGTGTCTTTTGTAATGTTATACTTATCTGCACATTGCTGAAGTTTTTCAGGAATCCAATAATCTATTCCTAAAAAATACCAGTAATCATTGCTATGATTTGTAAACTCATGTAGGTCTTCTGCGTGAAAGGCAAACATCATTCCCGGATTCAATGATATCTCATTGTTGTTTATTACAACTGATATATCAGGGGAACTTTGTTTAGATGCTGTAAATATATATCTAGTTACATTTGTCTGGTAAGGTAAATTATCTACGTGTGCTGAAATTTTACTTCCAGGTGGACAGTTCCATACAATCATTCTTCCAAACGGGCCAGTTTCTTTATTAAACTCTCTAGCCATTTCAAATAGTTCTAGTGACTTTGTAAACAATGGATTATATTCATAGCCATTCAATGCTAAATGTATTGTACTTTCTTCATATAAAATGTTAAAATTTCTATTAACAAAATGTAATTTAACATCGTCAAATACACCCTTTGTTGTATTAGATGGATCTGTTGTTCTAACGCCATTTTCGTCTACACGCCAATTATTAGCATAATGCCAATCTGGATCTAATTGTTTAGCCGTTTCAATTTCTTTAGAAATTGTTTCTGCCCATTCAGGAAATTGGTATACATTAAATATTGGGAAGTTCATCATATTCAATACTATCAGTCATTACACCAATTACATAATTAGTTGATTCATTTTCTTGTAATGCAGTTTGTTTCTTACTTGTATCAACGTGTTTGTTGAACCAAGGAATAGGAGTTGTTTTAGGTGCAGGACTATTATATCTAATACCAATTTCTTTTAATGCGGATACAGCCGTGTAATCAACAAAGTCTTTCAACACAGTTGCATTCAATCCAATAACTGGACCCATCTTAAACAAGTAGTCAGCCCATTCTTTTTCTTCACGTATCACATCCAAGTAAAGTTGATAGACCTCAGCTTCACATTCTTGTTTAATTGCGGCGAAGCGGCTGTCTTCTTTTACTACTTGATTAATAAGGTAGGCAGTCCAGCCTTTATGGAGAAGTTCATCTTGGAGAATTAAACTGATAATATTGCCATTACCAATAAAGATTTTGTTCTCAACCATTGCTAAACTTGTAGCGAATGATACCATAAAGCGGAATGCTTCCAATGCGTAACTGGCGTGTAATGCCATATAAATTGCTTTAATGTGTTCTTTTTCGTTCACATCTTGACCTAACTCTTTGCGGCAATTAACTTTGTGTAGTTCGTCATAGTATCTACCGACACTACTTGCCATGTCTACAATTTCTTTTGTATCGTGTATAGTATTGAATACATCTTTAGGTACATTATAGATATTACGAATGATGTGACTATAGCTACGACTATGAATATTAGTCTCAAAGAAACTCCAGTTGTATATCAATGCTTCTAGTTCTGGTAATGATACAACAGGTGTGAACACTTGGCTTGGAGCACGACCTTGTAAACTATCTAATGCAGTTTGACGTAATAGGTTACTAGTAAAGATATGCCTAACTGCATCACTTGCTTCTTTAAAGTCATTAGCATCTTTTGTTAATGATACTTCTTCTGGAACCCAGAAGAAACCACGGGCCGTTGTTTCAAAGTCTGCAATCTTTTTATATTTAACCTCTTCAAATCTTTGGATGGTTACGGGACCTTCCGGGTCCAAAAACATTTTTCTATTCAAATAATCTGTCTTTGTATTTAGGTTATATTGTGCGTGTGACATTATGCTAATTCCTTCTGCTTTCGTTTATTTTCTTCTCTATTTCTTGCCGCTATTTTCATTTTTTCTTTTGTTTCCTCTGACATTTTTTTGCCCTTACGTGCGATTGACATTTTAGATTTTATTTCATCTGACATTTTTTTACCAGTCCATGGACTATTTGGCACACGTTTTTTTAGTTTTTCTCTTGTTTCTTCGCTAATCGGAGGTCTATTTTTTGCGACTTCAGCCATTTTCAATTTAGTTTCATCTGTAAAGGTTCTTCCCTTTTGAGACATAGACATTTTTGCTTTTGTTTCTTTTGTACGGGTTTGACCAATCCTTTTAAGTGCTGCCAATTTTTGTAACTCTGGATTTTTTCTATTTGGATTGTTATCTCCGGACATAGATTCTGCATATTGTCTACGTAACCATCCATAGGCTTTATTAGTTCTTTTACCATTATTAATCATTGAGCCAGTGGTCATATTCATTGTGGCATATAATAACTTTTGATTTTTTGGATATATTTTACATAATAACAAGTGGGCAAGATAATGCTCCTCAGGATATAATTCAACTATGTTTTCTTTGTCATCTGTTCCACCCAAACAACGAGGGAGGATGTGATGTTTTTCAACATACCCAATTTTTTTGGTTTTGTTACTTATTAACCTAATATATATTGCTTGATAGTTCATTATAATTTACACGATTCACAATCGGATTCATCATCAAAATCTATTGGATCTAACATTGTAGGAGGTTCTTCTGCATCCGCTTTGCTGCCTGCCTTATTTATAAGGCTATAATAGAATGTCTTGATACCATAATAGTGTGCTTGCATTAAATTTTTTGCTATTAATGTAGTTGGGATTTTTCTATCAGGAAAATGTTTTGGGTTATAAAAAGTATTTACGGATATAGCCTGATCCACATAGGCCGCAATCACTGCCGCTGTTTTTAGATAACCATCACAATCTTTTTGTTCCCACATCATTTGATATTTATTTTTCAATTTGTGATATTCTGGAACAACTTGAACAAATGATCCTGCTTTACTTTCTTTAACACTAATTAGACTCATTGGCATTTCAATACCATTTGTAGAGTTAATTACCACGCTACTAGATTCTACAGGAGCTACAGCCATTTGTGTAGCGTTACGGACACCATACTCTTTCATATTTGTTCGTAGTGTTTCCCAATCAAGTTCAGGGGTGAAGTCGGCCAACTCATTAACACCCTTTGCTCGTAATTCCCAAGGGAATACACCTTGTCCGTATCTTGTTTTATCACTGCCTTCACAACGACCACGTTCTTTGGCAAGCTCAACACTGGCTTCTGTTAAGTAAAATGACAAATGTTCCATCCAAGACTTAAGTTCAGTTAACGCATCCTTCTCACCGTATTTAAAGTTTCTTTTGGCGTGCCAGTAGGCTAAGTTAGTTACACCGATACCTAATGGACGAATCTCATCATTGCTCAACTTAGATTGAATACTCAAAAAGTCTTGATAGTCCAATATATTATTGAGGCTACGATGTAGAATACGGCAAGCACGGCGCATGTCTTCGGGATTTCTAAACGCACCCCAATTTATACTCCCGAGGGTACAGAGGGCTATCCTGCCGGTATCGTCATCTAATCGCTTAAAACTTTTTGTCGGAAGTAGGATCTCACAACAGAGGTTGCTTTGATAGATGGTATGATGCTCAGGATCGAATGGTCCTTGTTTCATCACATTGTCAACGAATACAAGATAGATGCGTCCTGTATCAGTGCGTTCTTTCAATATGCCTGATTTAAAAACTTCTTCAGCATTCATAGTTTTCTTACGCAAACCTGATTGCTTTTCGTATTTCACATATAGTTCTTCAAATAGTTCTGTATTACTATAGAATGCTTGATATAAATCAGGAACTTCGTTTGGATCAAAGAAAGTTATGTTTTCTTTGTTTTTAAATCTTCTCCAGAAGAAAGCACTAAGCACAACCCCATAATCCATATGACGGACTCGGGTTTCTTCTG